CATCTTGGAAGCCGCCGTTACCACCACCGCCGGAATTACCGCCACGGTTGTAGTTGTTGTTACCACCGCCATTACCACCGCGGTTGAAGTTATTACCGCCACCACCATTACCACCACCGAAGTTGGCTGGGTTGGCTACGTTCTTCGCGTTGGCGTCGAACTGGGTAACCATCAGGTTGTAGACGATTGCTTCAGCTGGAACCAGGTAGCCGATAGCGTAAGCTTCAGACATCTCTTTCGGAGTGATTTCAGAACCATCACCGTTTTGGATGCTGTGATACTTCGAAGGACCGAAGTAGAAAGGAACTCGTGGGCGACTGGACTTGGTGCTCAGTACTGCCATGTACACACGACCGTCTTGTGCACGACCGATTTCCCATTTGGACAGAGCGATCACCTTGTCCATTTTCTTACCCGCCAAGAAATCGTCTTGGTAGATGAATACACGTTTCTGAGGAACGTCAGGAACGTTGTTAACCAGTTGTTTCACATAGTGCATTGCTGCTGCGAAAGTAGCGAGGTCCATACGGAAATCAATCTTACCGTGGTTTTCGTCACCTTCAACACCAGTCTTAACTACGATGGTCGGCACGTTGCCGCGTACGTTAAAACGAATCGATGGACGTTTGCTCGAACCCTGTACCGGTTGTGCGTACAACCAGGTGGACATTACCGAGAAAGCGTTCAGGATTGGTGCTGGAATGTTGCCTTGAGACATGTTGATACTCCGATCGGATATTCTTTTTTGATGCCCGCTGCGCTTGCGGGTTTAGTCACGTAGCATAAAGCTACCCAGTATTATTTCCTGAGCAGCTTATACAGATCGCGAAGTTCTTGTGAGGATGACATGATGTCATGGTAAAACTTATCGGGTGTCGTGATACCCGTCCACTTCTTATCCTTCGATAACTGCTTGAGTTCTTCGCGAATCTTCCGTGGTTGCTGCGGATCAATGAGTTCTCCATCACCAAACACTTGGAGCGTAAACTCCGTGAATGGCATGGGGTACTCATTTTCTTTTATGCCGTTTAGCTTCGTATACCAGGTGTTATACGTTTTCAGTTTCCCTGTGTGGGATTCCAATAACAGCAAACGACTGAACTGCGGTTTCCACAACAGTTCATGAGGGTAATGTGTTACGAGTGCAACAATACCTTCACCTGATTTAGGTTTCTGGTCAATCTCCATTACGTCCATACCAGCAGCTTTCATTTGCTGGTACAGTTCAATAGCGACGAATCGCTCGAACATTACGTACGCTAGTTGCTTCGGAGTCTTTGCTTCTTTGAAGTTAGCTTTAGGGAACATCCATTTCACTGCATCCTTAGACGCTAGGTAATAACGGATCTTCCCAGTAAAGCCTTGTTGTGCTAAAGCTACCGGAAGCGTTTGCACTTCCGTTAGCAGAACCGCTACAGAGTTGGTGTAATCCATCTCTAGAGCTTTGTCGGTTGGTACAGCTTGGAACAAGTTACGGGCCAGTGTTCGGAGGTTGATCCAAACGGTTTGAATCGTCTTGACGTTGGTCGGTTGTTTGGGCTGATTTGGATGAATTCCCAGCAAACCTTCGAATGCAAGAGAGGTGCCGATACTGACCGGTATCTGCCCCACATCACGTTCGATGATATCCATGTATTGCCTCTACGCCAGTTCGTTCAATCGCTGCAAGCATCTCATCATTGACGCTTCGTCAGGAGCGAACTTCGCCAACGCCGGTACCAGAAGTTCTCTGATTGAATCACGGGTAATCGCTTTGAACTGAGACATGTCAAATGCCTGGAAAGTTTCAGCGACTGTATTCTTCTTCGATTCGACTTTATCTACCGTTACAGTCCAGTCGTACTGAGGATACTCTTTCTTGTAGACATCAATGTCTCCGTTAGCAACATCATTCGGGTTACAACGCAAACGAATTGCGGAACCCCTTACGAGACCTTTGATGAACTCTTTGATCGCGAAGTTTAGTTGCTTAGTATCCATGCCATGGCATTCCAAGGTAACGTACTTCTTTGCCCCTCGGTTCTCGATGAATACGTTCTCCCAAGTACCGTCTTGTTTGACAGTGACTTTGAACATACCCTTAGCGCCTTCGTCATTATGACAAATACGGTCAAAGCTACCCGCAGCTAGAATCCGATCACGAATAGTCATGAGATGAACATGACCAATCAAAATCTGGTGTCTAACTAACTTGAGGTATTCTTCCTCGTTGTGGGTTGGCTCTGGAACAATGGCTGGGAGCTGATACGAGAATGCACCGTGCATAATAGCAAAGTCAACTTTCTCGATACCCAGTTCATCCATTTGTTTCTTTACTTCTGCCAACGTTACGTCAGTAGAAGGGTTGTGCTTGTCTGGCACATACAAGAAGTATGCATCTAACTTCTCGATGTACTCAATCGAAAGGTTCTTAGTGTAATGCAGATCAACATTGATGTTAGCGTTGATTCGCTGTTCGGGGAAGAAACGAGATTGCTCTCGGTCATGGCTCGGTGTACCTTCAACGATCCGGATCATTACGTTGTATGCTTCGCATCGAAGCATCAACATAGTCATCCATCGGTTGATTTGGTGCACGACTTCATCACCGTTGTTGAGTTGTCGATCAAACAGGTCACCTGTAATAATCAACATGTCTACTTCTTTCAACAGTTCATCCGTAATGGTTAGATCCAAGTTACGGATAATCAGTGAAGCGGGAGTAGAACGATGCCCTAAGTGGACATCGCCTAAACTCAGGTAACGAAAGACGCCTGGCTTTTTAGTTAGATCAGTCTTCATCTTCTTCGTCAGTAAAACAGCTGGATGGCGCAGACAAAGACTGCGCCGCCTCCTTTTGTTTGTCTGCTGACGGAGGTAGTGAATCTTTGCCCAGTGGGTTTGCGGCGTTGGCAGTTACATCGAGCTCTTTGCCATACCCTTGTAGGATACGGTGGATGGGTAAAAGAATATCATCGATTGTATCTGGCAGAATCGTGATACGTTGTAAGTAACTACGCATGGTATCGTCAATCAGACCGAGTTGGTTCAGATCTCGATATCGATTCATGTTGTGGATAACATCGCCCACTGACAACCCGCCGTCCATTTGAGGAACAGTGGTTCGTGGCGTACGGATCAAAGGTGGTACTACATGCAATACCTTGTTTCGATCGTGGTCATCTACAACTTTGAGAGGCATCATCATATCAACGACGAAGCGTTGATACTTTTTACGGTTCTCCGGTACAAGGATCTTCTCCAGTAACGGAATAACCTGTTTGACAAATGCCGACTCATTAATAGTCGGCAAGTTACTGTCTACAGCCGCAAGGATCTCTGAGGCATACTTCTTAGGTCGTTCCCCCATTTCCCTTGCAATGCGTTCTTCACGCGCTGACTGGGTCTGCACCGGCTTCGGTTGCGGGAATTCCATGGGTTGTATCCTTTTCAGCAAGGGAGATCTGGAACCATTTGGTTTCACCATCTGCCAGCAGGTTACTGGACAAGAAGAATTTAGCCAGTTCTTCAGTACCTGTGTTCATGACACTTTCCGGATCATGGCTGGTGGAGAAGTCCAGGTGATCACCGGTTCGTTTTACTACGACCGAGTTTCCTGTACCCACTGGAACTTCAACAGCGGCGTAGTCTTCAGCCGTTGGTTCAGATGCAGCGGCAGCTAGCAGTTGGTCAGACAGGTTATGGAACACGCCACCGAAGGCTTGCATTACTTTCTTGGTGAATGCCAGCTCACTGGTGCGTACCAGATCTACCAGTTCTTTGAAGCTGGATTCCAGCGAAGCATTGCGTTTCTCCAGGGCAGCCAGACGCATCTCCGATTGAGCGAGACGTTTCAGGGTTACGTCTTCTGGCGACAGTGCGACTTCTTCTGGTTTTTCGATGAACAGTTGGTCAGTATGTTGCATTTATACACCGTTATTCAATTTAGCGATTTTGAGTACACGTGAGTCTTGGAATTGTACCATCCAACCCACGGTAAATGTTTTGCTGTCAGTAACGACGTACCCGGTGAAGTTGATCGTGTATTGTGAAGGTTTTTCTGCATCCTCCACAACTGTCACGTTGGCATATGAATCAGCATTGAACGCTGCTTTTAGTTTGGCATCGAGTTCATCTTGCAACTTTGTTTCCAGATCCAACATGCGGTTAGCATAGATCTTCAACAGGTATTGCAAAGTGATGTTTTGATCACGGTGTGTTACCGTCATCGAATGATTCGATTCCATAAAGCAGGCGATAATGTAGTCAGCCTTATCTTCGGGATGGTCGATCCAACCTTTCAATCCCATCGTCGGGATATATTTTTCAGCCATTGGGTTACCCTATTCTCTCGTTGAGTCATAGAGTAAGCCGAAAGAAAAAATAAACGCTAGGGGGCCGAAGCCCCCATGGTTTTACTTCAGACGCAGAGCCTTTTCAACAGGCAGCTCTGCCAACACACGGATCCAATCTTTGATTGGAGAGCCGAAGGTAACTTGCACAGACTGGCTGAGTTTGACGCTCTCGCCTTCTGCTGCATCGTTACCATCATTGGTGATCGATACGAGACGATCACCTTCGAATTCGAGGGTAAAGGTGTGACGACCGGAAGTATGCTTCATACCGGCGGCCAGAGGATTCACCAGGTTCTTGAATGCAGCAGGTGGGACGAAACGGATTTCGTATTGCTTGCCTTCGAAGTAGATATCGTAATGACCAGTTTCGGTGTTGTAGACCAGAGCAAACGATTCATTTTCTTCGAATACACGGATGCCACGTTTCTTTGCAGTTGGGGTTGGTACAGTGCCAGTTGGTGCAATCATGGTGTTTCCTATTTATAGAAAGAAGTTGCTGGGGTGAGTGTAGTTACCCGCAGCATCGATGCCAGTTTATGGGTGTGTGGAACTTGCAGTGTGTTAAACACAGCCCCATGGTTGTTTGTGATCTTGACGATTGCGAAGAGGTTGCGGATTCTCTCGCATTCAATAAAGAGGTCGAGTACTTTAATCGTGAATGTTTCACCTGGTTTTACAACAGGCTGGAAATCACAACCACTGAGATCAATCGTCAGTTCAGAACGATTACCGATGGTCCATCGAGCATCATCGGGTTTCAGCTCCAACTGCAGATATTTTGGTGGTGGCGGGTTTTCCAATTCTCGACGGAGTGCCGCTAGCTGCGTATGACTGTAGTTGTAACCACCACCGCCACCATCGTCACAACCGATTTGATATACAGGTTTGTTTGGATTAAACATAAAGCCCTCAAAAAGCCTCCCCGAAGGGAGGCTCTTATGTTGTTAGCCCAACATCAACCCTTCAGGTGATGTCGGATCCATTTCAGCGGCGCTCAGCATATCTGGAATCTGATTCCAGGTACGGAGAATGTCTACTTTCTCGAAGACGGTCAGTTCAGCATCGTCTCGAGTATCTTCGACATACTGCGTATATTGGAAGCCTTCATCTTGAACGGTTACAATACCATCCATGACTCGACGCCAATCATAGTGCTTAGCACCAACACCATCGCCATGCAGGTTCTCATAGGTCTCGCCATAACCACTGACTTCACCATTGAGATACATCTTGCGCAGATCTTCCTGAGCCATGATGTACCGCTGCATTACAATCGGTGCTGCTTGAATCTGCTCGATCGAATTCAGATACGTGATCGTGTTCGATTGCCACGCGTTCTCAGCTTTGACTGTCAGGTTCCGCAGAGCCTGAACTGCATCGCTAGTCGAGATCATCGTGTACAGAGATGCCGCTTGATTGAAGAAGCCTTGTGCTGCTGTTGAGATTGTTGCACGTAGTGCATCAGAACGATCACCCAGCCAAGACTGAGTGCCCATATCCAAATGTCCACCTGCACAGATGTCTAACAAATCGACACCATGTGCTTGCATCATAGGAATTCCCCTTTTTTGTCTGTGCCCATAAGTGATATAGATCTGAGATCCATTGGATCACTCTAGCTGTATACAGTTAGGGACGTGAGTTAAATCTTGCTGAGTTGGTACAGTCTGACTTTTCGATCAGGCCACTCTGGTTCTAATGCGAACTGATGACCTACATCTAAGAACCAATGATTGCCGTCTTCATCAATTGCTCGACGATGATTACACACCCGTCCCCAGATCTTTCCTCGTACCCACCATAAGTGATAACGAGAACCCACTAGGATGAACCCTTCAGTGCCAGGTGGATAGCAGTTCAGTTCATTGACAAACATTCACTCACCCGTAATGATGTCATGACATGGATGGAGTTCACGGTGTACGTATCGTTCCTGTGCTCTCTTACCGCCATCTTTTCCAGATCCGTACTTCGGGTAATCAAAGTGATGACTAATACCGACCTCTTCGATTTCGCCGTCACGCTCACGTCGTTTTACAAAGTGATTGATGTACGGACTACTCTTGACAAAGATGTATTCGTCCAGCAGCTTGTTATCAGGCGACAGAATCACCTGAATAACATGGTCTTTGACATTGAAGGTGTATGGTTGGAAGTTGCTTTCAAACACAACCTCAAACGTTCCGTTTAACATGCACCAGGTATATCCACCCAAGACGACAAAAACGGGGTACTCGACCCCGTTTTCTTTTACAACCCATACACCTGTAGGATAGCTCCTATAGATGGTGACTGTGTCGCATGTGGTGAACATCTCGGGGCTATGCCGATTGTTCACTTTCATGTTTACTCGTCCAGCAGGTGACGCCATTCATCTGGCGGCGGTGGCAGATAGTCTTCGTGAGCATAGTTCACGATGGTTTCTACTACAGGACCTTGCAGTTCCAGGTTACCGGAGATCTCATGCGGATCGTCGATCGACAGTACCCACGTGTGTGGTGCGATTCGCTCAGTCGCGTCAGTCAGATAGTTATCTGGCATCAGGGTCAGGTTGAGCTGGTCACCGTCGAAGTCGGCGTTAGGTGCTTTCAGACACAGCACAGACATACTGATCGAGTTATCGGTCAGGTCTGTTTTGATCTTCGTGATGAAGAACTGCTGAGTCGAACCACGCTGCAGAGTCGGGTTACGGTGGAACGTACAGGCTGGACCGATGTTAGGCGATTCAGCGATCAGTTCCAGGAAGATCGCATTCAGGCGATCGTTATACTGCAAGACGTTTTCATAGAGGAAGCTGAGGGCTTCCATCGTGGTCATGCCTTGACGCTTCAGCTTGTTCAGGATGTGATACTTGAACAGCTGACATGCAACGCCCCAAGGGATGTGGAGTTCATCATAACGATGCGGTGCAGAGATCGAAGTAATTACTGCACGAGCGGTGAAGTTGAGTCGACCACCCAGTACGTGACGACGAATCAAACCAGGCTTCTGAGCGATTCGTTGTTTGTCGTAATCTTCATGGAACTTTGCCATCAACAGCAAAGCTTTTGCAACACGGTTTTGTACAGTGATTGGTTTCAGCGGAATCGGACTATGTGTAATGCCACCCATAGTCAATGCAGCATCGATTGCTGGACCAATTGGTTTGTCGATATACGAACCCGATGTGGTGGATTCTACGACGAAACACAGTTTGGTTGGAATTGGGATTGCTTGTGGGAACAGCTTGTGCTTGTTCTGTACGAGGAATTCATAGAACTCGTGTTTGCCAGTACCGATGATACCGACATCCATACAGAACCGAATGATTGCATCGAAGTTATCGATGAAGTTATTCAGGCCTCTCGGAATGTTCTGTTGCAGCAACCGTTTTACTTTACGGTCTGTTTCACGGGAAGAGATTGTATTCGCATCAAACTGATACGTCGTATCCATGAAGTACGCTAAGAAGTTAAACTCCTTACCCTGCATGTGACCCAACAGCATGATCAACAGCTCAGGCGAGATCATTGATCGTACACCTTCTGGTGCTCTCAGCCACATCGATGGAACGATGGGTTGGCTAGCTGTGGATACTACAGGTGTGCTACACACTTCACAGATCACGCCGAGGTCATAAGCCTCGTCTAAGTGACCACATTCACAACTTGCTGAAACTTCAATAGCATCTACGTTGTCGAAGTGAGAATACAGAGCTCGTTGGAACTCTTCTTTCGATTCGGTGTTGGATGCATTGTAGTCGTTTGCGAACTTAATTAAACCTCTTTGGCTCGCCAGCATTTCGTCATGGTCTACGATTTCCGCATGTAGTCCCAATTATTACCTCGACACAATGAACAAAAAAGAAATAAGAGTGGCTCCCCGAAGGGAGCCATTCCTATCTATCTAACCAACCAGTTTCCCGGTTGTTGGTGGTTGAGGACACTGTGACCCGATTAGGATCACGAGCTCGTCATGGGGCAGGGCGATCTTAATCGCGCACCCTACCACCGGTGCCAGATCTTAGTACATCAGACCAGTCGAACCGCCAACTTGTGGCAGGTGCTGGTTTTGGTTCTGGATGTAGGTAGCAACGTTCGCAACACCTTGAACGTTCATGCCAGCCAGACCCATGTTGCCTTGGAAGCGCTGACCACCGAACACGGAGCCGATGTTGTCCATGGTAACCGCGATGCCAGCTTTCTGCTGTGCGGCGTCCATAGCTGCAACCAGTTTCGGGTTCATGATGGCACGGGTAACACGACCAGCGTAGGTCACGTTGCCCAGGTACTGCTTGTCGTACTGCTCGGACTTCTTCAGACGAACTTCAGGGTGAACGTTCGGGTTGCACTTGGCACCGTACCAGTCCATGAACTCAGCAACGACGCCGTCGCACGCGTTCAGAGCGTAAAGGGTGTCGAGGTCACGGCGGTCACGCTTCTCGCCGTTTTCGTCAGGGTAGTAGCCCAGGTGGAAGTCAGTGCCGTATGGACGGAACAGCCACTCGTTGGCGATGTCGAACACGGAGGTGAAGTTATCACGACCGTACAGGTTGCACAGGATGCGGATGATGCCAGCCTTAGCAGCTTGTTCGTTCACGCCACCCATCGAATCGATGATCATGGTTTCGATGAACGAGTTGTCGCCCATGCGGTCCAGGTCCAGCATGATGACTGGATGCTGTTGCACTTGGGAGAACATCAGACCAGCGAAGTCTGCTTCGGTGAAGGTATCGGACTTGGTCTCTACCTTGGTAGCAGCAGCGGTCAGGTAACCGACAGCACCGATGTCACGTGGATCTTTGATGCGACCGATGGTTGGCAGGAACTGCTTAGCCCAGCCTTGACCGTTGGTTGCACGGAAGGCGTTACCCAGCGAGAAGAAGTACATCTCAGGGGTGTTAGCCATGATCCAGTTAGCTTGCTTGACCGCGGTAACGACCAGAGCAGGCATGAACGGAGCAGGTACTGGACCTTGTGGCATGCCGTAGACTTGTTGTACTTGCTGAGGCGCGTACTCGAGGTCGACGAACATGGCTACCGAGTTCAGCTGGGAGTCAGCATCGTAGTACTCGTTTTCCTGAACGTTCTGGCCTTGCTTCTTACGACGCTGCAGGGTCACGACCAGGTCGGAACGCTGTGGCAGACCGGTGTTCGATTCGACTTGTGCACCGGAGTAGTCGATGGTGGCAGCCAGGATTTCGTCAGCGGACTGCATGTCTTGAGCCAGGGAGAACGGACGTTCGTCGCTCAGGCGAGCCATGGTGTCTTCGACGGAGTTGACCGACTTGATCAGCAGGTTACGGACAGCCACTTTGTCTTCGAAATCGAATTCGGCGTGGATGGCTTGTGGACCGGCGTTGAATACGTCGGCACCTGGGTGACCGGTAACTTGGCGAACGTGTGCAACGACACGCGACCAGTACAGCGGGGTGAAGATGTCCGATGCGTCTGGCTTGGCTTCGAACTTGTCGAAGGTGCTGAAGCCGTTGGCGATCTGGAAGGTCTTCGGCTTGATGGCAACCGAACCGTCAACGATCGGCAGAGCCTTAACCAGAATGGCTGGCTTACCACGGTTGTCGACCAGTTTCAGAACCAGGATCGAAGCCATGGCTACTTGGTGCTGGGTACGGTCGAAGCGGAACAGGTGGAAGCTGTCAGCCAGGTCTTGTTGCTCGATGGCTTCGGCACGAGCTTCGCTGAATGCGACGAATGCTTTGGTGGTACGGGCATCATTACCATCGGCACGACCCGAACGGCTGAAGCGAGAGTTGATGGAGCTGATACCGCTGGAAACTGGGAGTGGTGCTTGCATTTGCTGTGCTGCCTGAGGTTGTGGGGTTTGCGGTGCAACGTACTGCTGTTGGGCTGCTGCGGCTGCTACTGGGGTTTGTGCTGCTTGGTTGCTCTTGTTTACCGACATGCTACTGGTTCCTTTACGAATTCGTTCTCTTGATCAAGAAAGGACATTCCATATACTGGAGAGTGTCCAAGTAGTTATATAGATCTGAGATTTTTTTGACTCAGGCAATATAACTACAGCGCAATAAGCGCTAATGGTTCAGACGGGTTTGTCTGCTATATGATTACATACAAACACCATTTAGTTTCAAACCCATCTGTAGTGTGGGCCATACACTTTAACATTCAATCACCTTTCGGCAATCTCCTGTATTAAATGATAGCGCTCAGTATTTTTATCCGCGAGTACCATACAGACCCAGGTCACCTGCAAGGTGAGACTGGTGCATGTCTTGACGAGCTTGGCTAGTCGAGAACACGGCATCGAACGCGGTACGAACTTGTGGGTTCTGTTGACGCTGGCGGTTCAGTACACGGATACCGAGTTGATCCAGCAGTTCGCCAGTCAGACGGCTGACGTTTTCTTCGGTAGAATCTTCACCGAGGAACTCGATAGCAACACCACGCAGACGCTGCATTGCTTCACCGATGCCCAGTTTGGAAACTTGAGCAGTCATTTCGTCCAGAGCTTTGTTCAGCTTCTCTTGACGCTGTTGTTCGGTAGTAGCACCAGACTGAACAATTTGGTTTTCTTGAGTACCCAAGATACGGGTGTTCATGCCAGTGATTGCTTCGTTGATGATACCCATACCTTCTTTAACGCCGACTTCACGGTTGAGGACCTTCTTAGCGATGTAGTGCTTGAAGATCGCCAGCTCATAGATGTCGTTGATGGCACCTGCCTGGATGGACTCAGGGCGGGCTTGGTATTGCATCAGTTTCTGCATGCGTGCAATCACGCGGCGCTGTTGACGCAGCAGTTCCTGGCCATCGTAGTTTGCCAGCAGACCAGCCAGTTGTTCCACGTGACCAGGGATCAGCTTGGAAGTGATGAAGTTCTGCAGTGTTTCATCAGAAGCAGCGATCTTCACTTCTTCTGGGATAGGTTCCAATGCAGGCTGAGGTTTAGCACGCGGACCACCACGGCCCAAACGAGCGATCAGTTCTTGTACTTGTTCCGGCGACATGGCTGGAACACCGAAAATACCTTCAGTCAGGAACTTCGGCAGGATCTGTTCGATACCGCGTTCAGCTTGGTTCTCTGGACGCTGGCCACGGGTGATAGCTGCCTGTTGTGCTTCAGGCGAGAAAGCCGAAGGGCGATCGAAGAAACCACCCTTGCCTTGGAGTTGATTTTCGAGATCAGCGGTGGATAGAGCACCGAGCATCATGCCCAGGAATTCACGGAAACCTTCTTCGGATGGGTGCTGCAGTTGCGACTGTGCCATTACTTTCTTGCCTTTTTCCATGAGGGATTCTTCAGTTACTGGAGCCTGGGTTACGGGGCGGAAATCAGTGAACTGAGGGAGTTCTGCTGCTTGTTTTGCAAGCAGTTGTAGCAGGGGATGGTTTTGGTCAATCTCCGATGCCGGACGTGACTGAATCGACATACCAGCCGAACGTTGGTTGCACTGACCGCAAGCGCAAGCTTGTGCACGGGAGAGTTCAGTTTGACCGTAATCCATTGTAATGCCCTTTGTTGGAGAAGAATTGTAAGGATGCTGCTTTACTGCTTCGAGGAACTCAGCTTCGGTTCCTTTATAGCCAATACTGCGTGCAATTTCAAATGCACTAGGTGCCATCATGTTTCCTTTAGTCTCGGTATATCCAATGATGTGATATAGATTTGAAATTATTTGCAATGGAACTCAACAATGTACGCACTCTTCCGAGAAGACCCAATTGGTAGCAAGGGGGTCACGTATGATCCCAAACGTCCGTATATCCAACGCCAAGTGCGACAGCAGATCCAGGACGTAACAAACTACTATCGGCGATTTCCGAAGATAGTGGACAGCACGAATTTGATTGCAATGATTCTTAATCACTTCGTATTGGAGTACAGAAGCGATGATGCCCAATGGGCAAAGAAAGTGGAAGACCAAGCTAGAGGTCTAATACGCACGCTTGGTTTATGCGATGCTATTAATAAAGGAAAGATCTTCGACCGTGGAGCCACATTAGGTCCACAATGTGAAGAGGTTGTTATTTCCTCTATCGAACGGTTTGACACCACTGGATTAAAAGCTAAGTGGCGTGACCTGAAACCGCTCCGCTATTTGTATCACACGCGCAGTGACATTAACTTGCCGATCATGAACAACAAAACACCAGGTCGAGGCTATGGCGTATTGTCGATCAATATCCCAATGTTGCTAGTGCAGTATCGCCATTGGGTATATGCTAACTTAGGACCCGTAGACCCAGAAGAAATCAATCTGTACAAGTTTATTGGTTCTTACGCTTTAGTGAATTGTTTGGAATCCTATTTGGAGATTGCGTATTTCAATCGGCTATCGCGTATGGCTTACAAAATGCCTACCACGAAATACCCACTACCGCATCCATTCTACATTCCAGACCTCACCCCGGTTACAGACGCTATGGCTAAGAATACACTTAGTCAACGGGCAATGCGTACGGGGATGATTGTAGAACTCGCACAGATGACTCCGATGTTACTGAAGGATTCACTGTACGAAGTATTGCAATTACCGAAAGGTCCAGTTACTACGCAAAACGAATGGGCACTGGCAATAGCACGAGTTCCGTTTATCAAGTATTTGGTAGATAGCGTTAAACAAGCGCCATCTTTCGATCGCACTCAGACCAACGAAGTTCTACATGAACTCCGTGAGTCTATCCATTCTCAAGTGTTTAAGCAGCATGGGAATTCTCCAATGATGCAGAACCTGATTAAAGATGTAGAAGCACTGATTCGAGAACTGACATAAGGCTACCCCGAAGGGTAGCCATTATGGCGTCAATCGTTTTTACCTGCCATTACTTCAGCGGGTGTGTACTCAGGTGCCCAGATGTCACGGATACGTTCTGAACGATCCCACATCTCTGAGATTGTACGTTCGCGGTGGTTGGGTTGTGCACGCTTGATACCAGACCATACTGCATCCGCCAACACGGCACCAGAACCAGCTTTCAGACTATGGTCTTGCCATCCGACTGGTTTCTTGCGTGGCTTCTTTTGCTTACGCGGCTTTGGTTTGTTCTTCTTCAACGACGTCACCCTGAGCTACTTGATCGAGTTGTGCTTCGACTGCGGCTGGATCAACTTCTGCACCTTCGTAGGCAACGTAGTCTTCCACTTTGGTCTTGTCCCATTCGACTTGCAGGTTCAGGTCCAGATCTTGTTCTTCACCAGCTTCTTTGGTGAGGATCATGTAGTGCTTGTAGATGAAGTACTCGTAGACCTGTTCCAGGGTACGCGATTGACCCTGTACATCGGTCATCAGTGTCGGGTTAGCTTCCACAGTTGGTTTAGGGAAGAAGTCATGGCACTTGGTTTCAGGCTTGGCAGTGAAGAATGCTTCAGCTTGACGTTGACCCAGCAGTGAAGTCAGTTCAGCCTTGGCGCGTTGAGCAGCGTGAATCTGACGAGCTTGTTGCGGAGTACGGATCGAGTGAGCGTACAGCTTATTCATGATGTGGCTGGTCTGAGCCTGACGCTGTGCGTTCTTGATGTAGCCACGCATTTGCTTTTGCAGGATCTTTTGTTGCTTGAGTTGTTTCTTGGTCAGGGGTTTGGTAGGAGTCTGGGTTTTAGCCACGACTTCTTCCAGGGATTCTTTTACTACGTCGTCACCACCCAGAGCTTGTTTGGCGGATTCGAAAGCACGCAGTTGTTCAGTGGTGATCGCTTGTTGTTCCGATGCAGCCATGATGTCCAGTTTCTGAGTTACGTCTTGCATGATGCCTTTTTCCTTGAGGGTATTGTTAATCGCGAAGCCGCTCATCAAGCTGGCTTGTTCTTGGCGATAGATCTTTTCGAGGTGTTGTTCAGCTGCAGCCCATTCTTCGGCTTCAGTCGGTTCGTAGTCATCTACATTCAATGGGGCTGTCAAGTAAATTAAACCTTGTTCGGATTGTAATTTTCCAACTCAGCAAATGCCAGGTCGAGATTGGCCATTGCCGCTTTGTGTCGATGCTGTTCACAGAGTCGGCTTTCTTCGAGGTCTTTCAACAGACGTGTCTTAGCCAGCGGTACGTCTAGGATTTCCAGTTCGGACCAACCTTGGAATTCCCCAACCGACCAGTGTTGAACGTTCTGGACGTAACCGCCTTCGTTCCGTACACGTAGACTGAGTCCGTTGGTGTGGTCGCAATTTATTACCGTTGCGTCATACCACTTCTTTCGAATTAAGCCAACGTCCTTCAGTATTTTCGAACTGCACATCGGACGCCAGCGAACTTTCTCGCCTTCACGCAAGATGATGTTGTAATTAGAATTCATGTAACCCCTCATAAAGCTCTCCCGAAGGAGAGCCCTAGTTAATCGTATTTGCGAACAATCCGACGGAAGAACTCGTTCAGCGGTTCATCGTCTGGTTTCTCTGTATCTGGTGATATGACCTTACCATATTCATCGAGTTTCGACTCAATGAATCGATCGAGTTCTACCAGGTGTGGACCTTTACGAGTTTCTTCACCTCCACGCTTCATACGCATGAGTTCATCCATGGCGTGTTGGAGCGCTGGCGGCGGAGCATAGTCTTCAACCAACTTGTAATATTCGGTTGGAGGCATTGTGCCATTCTTACGGGTCCACTCTACCGCAAAGATCGGACGCAGACAATAGAAGTATTTCTTATAGATGACTTCTTCTTCATCTAAGATGAAACGACGGTGAGTGTTATACACCATCGCCATGTAATGACCCAGTGCAGCTTCTGGTTTGAACCGACTGAGTGCCAGTTCTCTCAGTTCATCACGTTCTTCCCGATACATGTACACCAGAGGTGATGCAAGCCACTCCAGCAACGCTGGGTTAGACTTACGCATCAAGCCTAGGGTTTTACCCAGCGACCAACCAGACATGTCAAGATCGAGTTCTGGGATCTGTCGATCAATTACTGGACGTTGACTATCTAGGTTTAAATGCCAATCAATCTTCGGTACGTAAACAAAACGCACATCGAAGTCTGAGTTAGTAGAAGCGAAGCCCCAAGCACGACTACCCGATTCACATGCATACAGAATCGTGACGTTGTGCTCTTCTTCAATTGCTTTGAGTTCTTGCAGAACCCGCGCCCGTATTTCTACAGGCATGGGATGAACAGTATCCAGATCCATCAATAGAAGTCCGAAATCAAACGGGAGTTGTCTGCATCGATCAGGAAGATACCAAGCGATTCCATGATCAAATAGAACACACCCATGGTGTTAGAGATAATCGTGCGTACATCCGCTACACGAGTAATTGCTTCAGGGACACCCATGTTCTCTACTACAGCAGCCGGTACGTTGACCGATGTCAACGAGGTCTTCTTGTTAGCCAGAGCCCATTCTTTCAGACGCATACCCAGACGCTTGTCTTCCAACCCATCAAACCACTCGTTCATCTTCGTACGGTTGCTGGCCGTTAGGGAGATTTTGTAGAACGAATATGGAGGTGGTGGGATATCGCCAAACGCTGGAGAGAAGATGTCTTTCCAGAACAGGTATTTCTTGTAGGTGTCGTTGTCTTCTTCAGACTTGTATGCATCAGACTTCTTACACTGACCCGTCGTCAGGTATTCGGCCTTACCAGTCCGTACCGATACGTAGATGCTGCGTTCCATATCGGCGATGTCTTTCAAGATCTCTGGCAGATCCAGGGGTTGTTCCGCTTTCACCGATTCGATGATGTGCAACATCAGTTTCTTAGCCTTCTTGTTAACAAAAGGCTGAACCTTAGAATCTCGGAGACCTACACCCTTAACTTCCATACGTGCCATTTCGAACATGATACCTTCTACCGCATCTTGCGATGCAAAGTAGTGCTTCGATCGAGTCGTCAAAGACAACACGGCGAAGTAGTATTCGTTCTTCATTGCCAGCAGACGAAGCTTGTCTTCTGCTACACCCATGTTGGCCGATTGAATCGCCAGGATGTGCATTACAACTTCGGATACCAGGAACACCAAACCAAACACTAGACGCTTAGCTTCTGGAGTAAAGCAAATACGCCCATGGAACTCTTCTACCCAGAACTGCATTGTAAACATCGTAGAGTCAGTGTCGGAGATAACAGCAGCCCGACGATACGAGTCTTTGAATGCATGAATCGAGTGAGGAATACACTTGGTGAGGTACAACGCATCGATCAGTTCACGGTGATAGTCCAAGCCATCTACTACACCTTTACACGTCGAGTGCAACAGATCAAATACTTCTGGGTTCTCATTCGCAATACGTTCATCAGAACGACCACGAACTTGTTCGAAGCAGAGGAACTTAACCAGCAGTTTCAAGTCACCATCACGAATACTATCGTATTCCTCTTTGGTCATGGTGTTTTGGTTATCACCAACCTGAGAAATAGATTCCAAGAAACGACGTGCAGGAACTGGGTTGTGTTTGTTCAGGTGATACAGGTCACCGACATACATAACTGCAGCTCGTTGCAACGGAGTCATACCCATAGCCATCTGACGGATGTGCTCGGTATAAACTCGGTTCTGCCAGTAGTTCTTGGACGAATACAGAACCATCTCAACGACGTCTTCTGGACTCGGATACACTAACCCGTATTTATCGACAGCTAGCTGGAGTTTATCCATGTCTGTCAAGTTGATTATAGAGACTAAGTTTGCCTTAGTAACTTCTGGGTTGTAATAATGACGGTTACCCATCAAGAACTTCTCGTTGTTTGCGTTTGCATAGGACGTTGCGGTCCGGCAAGTCGAAGTCAATGAGGAGTGAGTAGATTTGTAATACAGAATGGTGGCGGCACTAACCGTAGCTCCTGAGTAGGAGTTATTGTTAATTTTGAAGTTCTCTTGCTCACCCTTTCGGACTTGTGCAAGTTCAAAGTCACCAGCCATCTCAGCATCCATCTGCTGACCTTTAACCTTCTTACGGTTTGCCACACCTTCTTTAATATAGATGGCGTGAGTCGATTGACGAACCGATTCTGGTAGGTATGCTGTCAACGATGGCGACAACAGCAAGTTTTGTTTCTCAACACGTTTTAGGAAACCCATAAACGTGGTTACTTTCTTCGAACGATCACCCTGCATGTTCTTGTCGAGAACATACGTCTTGGGATCGACTAGCGGGAACTGTCCGTTAGTACGGAATTGTTCACGCACCCACACCGCACATTGTTCGTACGGTGCTTGTGTCATCAGTTGCAAGTACCTTGCGTTGTCAGCAATTGCACCTTCAATGATGTCAAGGTCACGCGCGTACGCGGACACAGGCAACATAAAAGGGTTAGGAAATTCTGGCAGTGCCATTCGTACACCTCTGTAGGTGTTGTCTGATTCTCAGGAAAAAATAGTGCTACCGAAGTAGCACTTTCAAGAGTATCAATCAACAAACATTCACAGAGTATTACGCTTGTACGTATTCCTTTATCGGTCCCACAACCCTTGGATTTTTTCCTTGTATGCTTCGGTCAAACCCAATGCAATAAAACGCTTGACATCTATGGCTGCTGCATGATCTGGTTTATCCAACCACCACTGACAAACCTGCATCAGGTTTTCGCGGTAGTGAGGTTCGAACTGTTTTGTTACGTATTCGGTACCAGCTACGCGAATGGAAATCCAACGATCCATTTTCTGATTTAGATGCCAGATGATTTCAAGTTCGTTCATCCGGGATGGCAACCGACCAGTGTAATGCTGGATGAACTCACCGACTTCAGCAGCGGTGAAATTGATAGCTTTCAGTGGTACCACTACGGTGATTGGTTCCATTATTTCTTTTTGCCTCTTTTCGGTTGGTGCTTCTTCAGCGCATTCAGAATGGTACGTGCTCGGTCACGATGTTGTTCAACAGCGAGTTCCGCTTTTGTCTTACGACGTGTACCGAAGAATCCTGGTGGGGGTAAACACATTAGAACCTCGACAGTTCAGCTATCTTTTTCTGGTAGTAAGCAACGAGTGGGTATTTCAATGCACGATGGAAATCATAACGAGCAAGCTTATCGATTACTTGTTCATCTTTGATACCATCCCCACCGAATGCTTTTCGGAAATCTTTCATAGTAGAAAGGAGTGTTGTATGTTCTACCTGGAACGCCAGCTCATGATCACCCAGTTGTAAGAAGACATGGCGGTTACCGGTATGGTCCGTTGACCAGATGAACGAATAGTCGTACCACCCGGCTGGCCTGTAATCCAAGTCCAACACATGCTTTACGATGGTCTCTACTTCTTCAGCACTGAAGTCGATGTTGTTAAGGTCAAACTTACGGTGGGTTTGTTCCATAAATCCTCCAATAGAAAACGGCATAAAGCCTCCCCGAAGGGAGGCGTTTTATTCCCAAACTTGCGAACTCGGTGTCTCGTTAATAGCAGACATCGCTTCAAGAATACGACGACGACGACGGTCATCCCGATCCTGGAATACCAGGGTCAATGTTTTACCATCGGACGATACGATTGTACCAGGACGAATACATGGGACACCCACGAATGTAAACTGGCCTCCGTCAAATGTGACGTAAGCGTAGTTGTATTGACGTGGGTCATTTGGTACGGATACGCCAGCGGCAGTCAGTACCGGATAAACGTTTTGGTGTGTTGCATCCAGATCGAACCCCAGTTGTTGTGCTACCTTTGGAGTCACGATCCCTTCAAGTGTTACGTCTTTGAATTCATTAGCGTAGTACGCTGTCGGGTAAACTTCAAAGCTCACCCGAGTACCTTCGGTAATGTCAGTGATTTGTGTCATTGCTGCGAACCTATGATTGTTTTCTCATAGGTTTGTTCTGCACTACGAATCCAATGGTACCAGCCAGGTTCATCGGGATGATTGCAATGACGTCGTAGTTAGGGAACTTCGCAATGAACTCCTGATAGATCGCAAACGTATCGAGCATATCTTGGGAGAGTTCTTCATCAGGGGACTCTAGAATAGTCTCCATAAACAATTCATCACAGAATAGGTCCATTACTAGTTTCTGGAACTTATTCACCAGTGCCCTGCGCAATGGCACGTTTCCTTCAACCCAAGTATCACGCTCAGGATCATGCATCGACTCTTCCATAAATCGTTCAGCGAATTTCATACCCGCGTTAGATTCTAGGACAGTGTAGGTCAGTTGTGGTTCGGGGTGTTTCATGGTGAATCCTTGAAGACGACAGCCACCTCCTTTCTGTGATCAGGAGTATGGACCAGTTCTATTGGTTTGAATTTGAAGAAGTAGTTGTGTACATTGGTGTAATAACAAAAGCATTGCTCACGGATGTATCTGAGGGTTTCATCTGCTATGGCGTAGATGTTGTCCTTCAAATAATGTTCCATCGCCCAATCAATTTCATTAAAGATCGGGAGGGAATTGTTTTCATCACGCAATGCATTCTCAACAGCCACCGCAATAATCCAGTGGCTGATACCAATCGACTGCAAAGGATAACCAGGAATGAAGATATGTCCAAACATACCAACGTCGTATGTGTGGAGACTATACATCACAAGCCCTCTTCAGATTCCGAGTCCACTTCATCGTAGGTGATACCGGATAACACATACATCCCCGTCTTGTTGTCGTCCACTCGGAACATCTGGATTTGGTCAACATCTTGGTTATGTGCATTCAGGTCACGAATCCCTGGGAGTAATTGTCTACCGAGTTCGGCGCATGCGATTGCCCACTGGGCATTCAAGAACATCATCAAGCGCTTATCAGGATTCGGGTTAAGCTCAGTAACAGCTGGATTGATGATTCTGGCCAGTGCTTTGAATCGATCGTCCAGATAGAACTCGAATGAACAGTTCTCACCCATAGGTATCTTGGGCAATGTGAACTTCATGTATTCATTCAAGCATTCGTAGATGATGGTACGAATAGCTTCTTCGTCCATCGGGTATACCGTGTTATTCGATACACCTTCCAGGACGTTGACCATCTTGTTGATGGGTACACGAACAGTGGCGAATGAAACCATTACGGCTACGTTCTCGCCTTGTGGCTGATATTGATTCATCTTGCACCTTTATACGGTTTTCATATCCTGTTTACGGCCACGTACTTTCTTCTTAGGTCTCAGGAACTGTTCTACCGTTAGTTGCGTTACAGCCAACGGCATTTCCAGAGATTCTTGTGTGTTGTCATAAGTGATCAACAAGTACATGTGTTGGGAATCATTCATTGATACCGGGAAAATGTCTGTGACGGTGTTAGGAAGCTTTCCCCATAGCTTTAATGCAATGGTTAGGAACTCTTGTTCATACGCCAGTGCGTGCTTGTTGTGCTTCGTTAGGCGTGGCACGTAATGAAACGTCAGGATCTCGCCTGTACTACGGTAATGCGTGTTTGCTTCTAGGATCCATTCGATAACGTCATCGAGAAATCCACCGGGTCCAATTCCGTTATGTGCTGGACGTGCAAAGACCCTGGCGTGTAGCTTTCGGGTTTTCTCGTATCCGGGGAACCAGGTCTGTTTATCGAATCTGAAGACGGTAGTGTGATGCACGGTTGTGGCTCCATAGTTTCACGATAGATTATGTTAACCCACTCGGTGTCTTCTACTGCTTCTAGCAGCAGTAGATCTTTACCGAGGATATGTGGGGAACACTTCATGCAGATACTACGGACAAGTTGTGTCACCTTACCATAGAACACAGTTTCGTCTGCATCGATGTTCATATACCCGAGTTGTAGCGCAATCATCTCGTTGAACTGATCGGGTTCATCCCAGTTCTTTTGTATGATCGCATTGGCGATTAGATCTGTAATAGCATCACGGTCTTCACCAAGTTCCACGAATACGTCCAAGTAGAACGGATGATTCATTCCATAGAAATCCTCCAGTGTAAACATTGCTACTGCATTTTGGGAAGGTACCACATATTTCGGCACCTGGGGCTTAGCCATATCCACCTCACGGCATAAAGCCCCACTAGGGGGCCTTACATGTTTTCTAACAGGTACTTCTCAGCACGGATTCGTTCTTCTTCTGGCAAGTAATCACCACGCATCAGTTGCTTGGCAAGTTCTGCATCGGTGTCAACTTCCACTTTCTCTTCTTTGTCAGCTACGATACACATCGATTGCGATGACTCAAAGAAATTGCAGTCGTGCTTAGCACCTTCGACAATGTACTGGCCGAAAGAAGCGATGTTGAATGTGGCGAACACTTGACGCAGGTAATCATCCAACCACTTGGTCAGGTCAGGAATACCATACGCAGCCGCCATGTCGTAATCGATTAGCTCTTGATACTTATCGATCCGATGGAGTTGCGGGAACATGTCCATCACGGCTTTAACAATCATGGCCCACATCTGTGATGCGGGATATGGTCCAAAGTTCTTGGTGAACTCTTTACTGAATTCTTCATAGACTCGGGACAAGTCCAGTGTGACGTAACGATCTTCCTGTGCGTCTTCCAACATTTCCCAATGGAGGATACGACGATCACCGACTTCAGCCAAACCGATAACGCTACCGGTATTGATTACTTCCCAGCTATTGTAGGAAGTGTATTTCTCATGAGCATTGATCTGTTGTTTCAAGTCATCATAGATCGTGCTGATCTGTTGATGGTTGAACAGTCGTTCAATGAACTTGACTTGGCGGTGCAGGATCTGACCTGGGGTTACACCGAACAGAATAGATGCACGCACTACATCCCAATCCGTAGGGTTAACCCGTGTGGTTTTGTCTTTGAATTCCATTATCTCGGCGACAATGGTTTGCACCATGTTTAATGCCATTGCTTTGGTTGGTTGGACCATGCCCACCAAAGGTTGTTGCTGATGAAAGTGAGCGAGGTAATCTTGAATTACTTTGACTTGATGTCGAGTATCCAACATTACAAACTTCTTGTCCGACATGGTGTCTCCGATTAATTGGTTTGTGCGTATAGATAGATCACTCCGCCATAACGTGCGTAATTGACCATCGACCCTGCATAATTGTTGCCGAATGCTCTAAGCAATAGCCACAGTTCACGCCGGGCTTTGTCGTTCATATTGAACCAAGTTATTTCTTGGGGCGTTACTCGCTGTGGGTTAAAGTCCCCCACGATTACTTCTTGGAACGAATTGATTGAATAACAAATGAAGTCATCAACCAACGAATCCCAATAAGGATTTGGTTCGGTGATACGTTCGATATGGTGGTGATAACGAATCGCACGAGTGATCACTAATTGTGAACTGGGGTGTTCTTTGAGCAATCCCATGATGTGCGAAATGTCCCAACACAGAACATCGCCTTCCTTACCGTACATTAGTGTACCCCTTCTATA